TCGCATGGGTTAAAACCGGTACTGTGAGTTCTTGCACCGTCGCGGTAGATTCGTCTCCCGATGGAATTACTTGGTCGCCTGGAGCTATCATCACAGGTCAGATTTGTACCTCGAACGGAAACTCCGCTGTTATCGCAGGACAAGCGAATTTCGTCCGTGTCACGGTAACAGCTCTCGGGGGTGGCGGATCTATCACTGTCCAATATGAGGGTTGGGCGTTTAATCCGACAGGAGGTGGAGGAACTCCAGGTGGCCCTGCAGGAGGGGATCTTTCAGGTACTTATCCTAACCCTTCGGTAACTCATGCTGCAGCAGCAGATACCGCTACTACAGCGACGAATGCTACCAATGCTACAAATGCGACAAACGCAAGTAACGTCCCCTACTCGGGTGTAACAGCTTCCTCAAACTTAGTCGCCAAAACTGAGGGTTCTGGAGGCAGCCTCACGCCTACAGGAGTCGGTCAAGTTTCAGGATCACAAATCTGGCAAACTGCGGGTATTACGGATCCCGTTGTCAGCTCTTCTAACACCGGTGGAAACATTATCAACGGTCACCAGGTGCGCGTCATTATCACGTACAATAGCGCCGCGGGAGAAACCGGGCCGAGTAATACAGCGGTCAGTAGCGTTGGAGCAGGTTGCGTCGGTACGAATCAGTGTAGCGTCACCGTAACTGCACCTACCCTCCCAACAGGATATACAGGATACACCGTCTACAGCAGTGATAACGGTGCTGCAGGAACAGAGAAACGACAGAACGCCGCAAACGCTTGTGTTAATATCACGATAAACTGTGTCATCCAGAGTGGTGGTGCAGGTGTAGCTCCACCTACAACTAACACGGCTTTTGTACAACCTTCAACACTTCTTACGAGTGAGTGTCCTCCAGGAGTGGTTCCAAACTGGTTTGTTCAAGATGTAGCTGGTAATTGGCATACGCAAGCTGGGATTGACCCAACCAGCACCGGCACCGTCCCGCCGAGCCCGTACGGAACGTTGACTTTCTGCCGACGCGTCTGGGTTAACGATACCTTGAGTGGCGCACCCCTCGGAAAAAATGCGCTCTTTACGGTTCTCCATACGCCCGGTGTCGGAACTGCGATCACCAACCAGGATCGGGCGTTTCATGCGCAGATGCTGAATTCTTCGCCTGATTCAAACACCTATTATGGTTGGGAAGCGGTTCAATCGGAAGTGGACGTGCTCGGTACGCCGACTTTTAACGGATCTCCCGACGGCGAAGTTTCGGCTGGCTCTTTCCAGACGAGTATGCAGAACACGAACGCTATGGCGATGGGAACGCTCAAAGCGAATGCAGTTCGGGCGCATATCTTTCGCTCTGCAGGAAGTATCACGAGCTGCACCTATTGCTATTCGGGGATTTACGCTCGAGCGCAAAACAACGGCACGAGTAGCGTTGCAGGCGGCTGGATGGTTGCGGGTCAGTTCATTATCGATGAAGAAAGCTCTTGTACGAATTGTGTTGGCGGCGGTATAGTGATTTCGCACTTAAATCGTTTTACGAGTGGCACGCAGGGTTTACACGTCGATGACTTCGGCACTAACGCTAATGATTACAACATTTTCAGTGATGGAGTCGTCGCAACTCCGACGAGCGGTAGGAACTTTTTTCGGGGTAATATATTACTACCGAATATTAGTACGAACGCCACAGATATCGCGGTAACCGGTTCGCTCGTCAATAGCGGATCACAGAGTACAGCGCAGTTCGCGACCCCTGCTTTTAATAATGCTAGTGTGGGTAATCAAGGAGCAGCTGGCGCGACGACCTACACCTACAAAATTACGGCGGTAGATGGCAACGGCAAGGAAAGTATAGCCTCGGCAGCAGGCACCACCACTACCGGCAATGCTACACTCACCGGGTCAAATTTTAATCGGATTAATCTAGGTGCGGGTTTTACTATCGGCGTCGGACATTATGCCGTTTATCGTACGGCATCTGGTGGAACGCCTTCAAGTATAGGTAAAATCGGTACGATCACGATTACAAACATACTCGCGTCAGCCGTCAATATCATCTTCGACGACACTGGTCTTGCTGGGGATAGTTCAACCGCTCCTACGGTAAATCAAACTGGTTCTGTTCAAGCTCCTCTTTACAGCGCCACCACCAACTGTGCGGCAACAGGTACAGCAGCAAACCCGAGTGTAGCATCATGCACAGCAGCTCCAATAGGCGTGTTTTCATGCGCTACTAACGCTAGTGCGGGAACGTGTCAAGTTAACACCACTGCGGTGGGTGCTAATTCTATAATCATTATAGAAGAATCCGCCGATCCTGCTGACGCAACTCGAATCGGTGGTGGGATAACCTGTAACACCGCTCCGTCAGTTTTTCCTGGGATTTTGTTGAAATCGCGTGTTGCGGGAGCAAGTTTTACTATCAACGCACCTACATTCACGATCAATCCGGTTTGTTATGAGTATTTTATTATAGGTCAGTAGTAGAGTAGCTCAGAGGTTTTATGAAACTGCTTTACGTTGTTGGATTAACAATACTTGTGTTATTATTATCAGCGCAAACGCAAATCCCATCTACGAGTTGGGTTCAAACAAACTTTGCGAATGTGCCTTCCGGTGTTATTGTTTTAATATCCTCTGGGGCTTGCCCTTCCGGTTTTACTGAAGTTACCGCGTTAAACGGTAAAATGCTCCGTGGTACTCTTGCTGCGAACGGGGATGTGGGAGGGACCGGTGGAAACGCAACAATCACTCCAACGGGTACAAACTCTACCGTCAGTTTCACCCCAGCTGGCACGAACGGTACGGTAAGTTTCACTCCTGTCGGAACGAACGCAGCTATCTCAGCTGGAACTCCTGCTGGAACTATCAGTGCGTTAACAACTGGAGCTGATTCCAGCACGACCGGTGGAGTTGCGAAGGCAATAGCACAAACACCTACGTTTACAGGTTCAGCTTTAGGAACTCATAACCACACGTTTACAGGTACCTCAGGAACAGTGCCAGCTGAGACGTTTACAGGATCTTCGGGAACGGTACCAGCCGAAACCTTTACCGGTAATGCGATAGATCCATCACCATCTTATGTAAAAGTCATCTTCTGTAGTAAGACGTAGGTGATTATGAAAAAATTCGGTTTCGCTTTACTTCTCGCGTTGATGTGTGTGTTATTCCTCGGAAACACTCCAGGAAAGCCTGTTGTTACCCTAACTTGGACTGAAACTACTCCGGGAGTAACCTTCAACGTCTACCGTGGGGCCACTACGGGGGTGTGTAACGGTAACCCCACTCCGTTCGCGTTAGGGGTAACCGCATTAACCTACGATGACAACACCGTCATAGCCGGTCAGGCGTATTTCTACGCCGTTTCAGCTGTGAAGGGGGTGGAGAGCGCCTGCAGTCCCGAGGCGCAAGTATCAGTGCCATCCGCACCGGCTACGCCCGGGAATTTGCAGGGTACCACGCACTAGGTGAGATATGAAAAAACTTTTGGGATTGGTTTTATTCCTGTTCCTTTCGTCTTGGGCGTTCGCTTCAAGTCCGATCACTGTTTCGGGAACGATTGTCGACGCGTCAAATAACGTGGCGACGAGCGGGTATATCCAGTTTGATATTTCTCCTTTAAACCAAGGATTGGCGTATCAGGTTCTTCCCGATATCGTAATCGCTTCTACGTCGAAGTGTAAGATCACAGTGTTAGGTCAACTCACCAACTTCATGACCGGAACCGGACCGTGTTTGGTGTGGCCTAATGATCTGATCCTACCCTCGAACACGCTGTATACCATCACAATCGCTCCTGGAAACCGTGTCACACGAGTTTACAACAACGTCGGGTTGAAATCATCAGTAAACCCCCAAAGTATGGCGCAGTTAACTTTCTTTCAACCCCAGCCTGTTGTAGGGACTGTGATTGGAGGTTCGCCTTTAGTAACGATGGGTGTGATCCCCAACCAAGACTTGGTATGGTCGTTGGGAGACCCCCAGCATCGTTACATCCACGTTTACGCGAACACGTTAGATGCGTTGTTGACAAATCTAACCGTGAACGAACTTCACGTCACCGGGTTTATCGATAACCCAAACTTTGGCCAGCCATTACTGCTTCAAGACGACGTCCATATCACCGGGGAGTTGAGTCTCGATGGTTGTGTCACTCTCAACGTCGCGGGACCTACGTTTACGCGTCTATGCCCTTCCCCAGGAGGCCCGTTCAACCAGACGTTACCAGCTCAATCAGGTGGGATCGCTCCTATCGATAGTCCTCATTTTACGAACGTACCTACAGCTCCTACCCCAGCTCCTTCGTCTAACGATACCACTCTCGCGACAACTGCTTTTGTTCAGGGGTTTGTAGCACCAACTTCTCCTGTCACGAGTGTGTTTGGTCGAACCGGAGCTATCGTTGCAACAAACGGTGATTACGACGTAGCGAAGGTGACGGGTGCCGCACCGTTAGCAAGTCCGGTCTTTACCGTAGATCCTCAAGCTCCAACACCTGTTACTAACGATAACGATACATCACTCGCAACCACCGCCTACGTCAAAGCCAACTTTACCGCGATCGGAAGTTTCACCAAACAACAGGCTTTTAGCTTTTGTCCCTCAGGTTGCACCAAAGTCGGAACTCCTTGTTCAGCAGGATCTGGGGGTTATAACTCCTGCACAAACGTGATTACATGGGGTTCAGCTTTCGCATCAACAAGCTACGTTGCGAGCTGTACTGGTTTTAACCCTTTAAACACCCATGGCAGTCCGGCGTTAGATGCTGAGTTGTTTGTAACCGCTCAAACCACCACAACAGTCACCGTCACAAGCGTCAACGTCGTTGGTGAGGGCAACGGCATAAACTTCGCACGAATCAACTGTATCGGGGTTGCCCCGTAGGAGGTAACATGGCACGTCTTCCATCTGCAGAACGACAAAAGATGTTGTACGAAACCAAAGCTCCTAAGCCGGGAAAGCAGAGCAATGGTTCTCGTTCCGACGAGGCGAAGGCTCGAGAAGCGGCGAGAGCTAAAGCGAGGGCTAAAGCGAAGTTCGGAGCTATGTGATGGCGAAGAAGAAACCTCCAGTTGCTCAGTTCTACCTCTATAGTGATGGCGCGCAGAAGAGGTTAAAACACGAGCAGGAGAAGAAGCAGTTGGAAAAACTCCGTCAACGTGGAGATCCCCGTCAGCAGAAAGGTACCTCCCGTGCCTAAAAAGCAAGGGGTATGGAGAACCGAGTGGGATTACTGTGACCGCTGCGGGTTTCTCCATCCTATCGGAATGCTGTCGATGCAGTTGGGATTGAAGCTGTGTTCCGATCATGGGTGTCTTGACGATCTCACAACGTATTATCGACTACAGGTGATTTCAGAAATCCTTCAGAATGATGATGAGGGAAGAACAGATAAACCAGATGTATTCATCGATCCGCAGGAGTTAACGTTTTGAGCCCAGAAGAAGTAGCGACTTTAATCGACGGTGAAGGTTGTATAAGTGCTTATATTTGTAACGGAAGCACTTATATACGTGTCACTGTTGAAATGACGGATCCTCAATACCCCCAGATTATGTTTAATCAATTCGGGGGTGGGCTAAGACTGAATAAAAAGAAGAATCCTCGTCACAAAGACACTCATTGCTGGTACGTGAATAATAAATTCGCAGAGCCTGTTTTAATGTGTTGTCTACCTTTCCTTAGGCTGAAAAAGAAACAAGCTGAAGCAGCGTTGTTAATGCTCTCACTAAATTGTGGTCGAGGAAAGAAAAGTGAGGATGCAGATTACGTGCTTCGGTGGAG